AATTGTACCATCCTCTCTGATGAAAGCAATATCAAGAGGGATTCTGGTTTCAGTCATGTGGAATGACTGTTGTGCAACCTCTTCAAAAATGAAGAGCATTCCGCTATTAGTATCTAAACTTTCACGGAACATGAGACCTAAGTTAAAGTCTCTAATATTATTAGGAATTTCAATATTAAGTGGTAAGGTTACAAAATCAACAGACTCTTTTACAGACTTCATTTTTTTCGGTTTATCGGTTGACACATAGGTAGGTTTTGCTGCTCCTGATTTTTGTGGTTGATTAGGATCAGCAGCTCTTTTTCTTCTTTGTGCAGAGAGTCTTTCTGATTTACTCATACTTGCTCTCTTCGCAGAAGAAACGCATTTAGGTGTTGACTTTTGACCAGGTTGTCTAGCACAGGGTTTGCCTGAAACTACTTGCACCCAACCTTTCTTACCATCTTTTGATTTTGACTTACCAAACCAATCACGAAGACCCTCTTCATCAATAGTTGCACCATTTTCTTTACGAAGCATCCCTTCAGGATCAACCATGAATCCTTTTGGAATTGGTTTGCAAACTTTGTCTGTATAGCAGTAGTATTGTCCTGCTTTACATCTTCCGTTTTCTTTTGCTTCGTTCATCTTTTTGGTCTTCTTCTTCATGGCGTTGATGTACTTTCTATAGACCGCTGCTTCTGAAGTCTTACCCATTTCTCTTGCTCTCTGTTCCATAGCAACTGCTGCCTGGATTTTGTGAGCATGAGATCTTGATGAATTGCGAATCTTAGAAACAGATGCTTTAGCGGTTGCAACATCCTTAAATCCAAGTCCATGAATCGTACCTTTTGGATTTTCATCCGTATAAAGGTCAGAGTGCTTTTTGGAATTTGCTGGTTGTCCAGGTTTTCTTGGAATACGAGGATTGCTCATTCAACTGGTTTTGATTTGGTTTTACCACCTGCTGCTCTTTTTTTACGTCCAGCACAATGTGCCTTCTGAGAGAATCCTTTCGGATTTGAACAGTCAATACTCTTTTTATATTTATTAGACCAAGACTCTTGAAATTGTTTGAAAGATTTCATAATTCTATGAGTGTTCTAACAAGTTTAAATGTTGTTGATGAAGAAGATGCTGGAGTTGCAAGTAATCTTACATTACCACCATCAATATCAGTATTGAATGATGCAAGTGATATACCAGTCCTTACGGTTCCATACTCTGTACCATATGAATCTGATCCATCATGCACTAAACTTACCTCTGTAATATTGTATGATGAACCTTGAGTGATTTGTATTTGATATTTTGCAGACCTATAACTTGATGCAGAAAAACTATCAAGTGATGACTCTGATGTAGTCGTTGTCGTAGTCACACCGCTTGATATTAAACCTTCTGGAAGAACTAATGATGTTACTGTAGCGATACCACCGTTAACGTTTGTGGATACCCCTGCTGTGATAGCATAAGTTGCTTCTGTTGCTAAACCAGCATTTACTGCATAGGTAGCGGTTGTTGCAAGAGTAGCAGTGTCTGCATTACCTGTTACATCGCCTGTAATGTCGCCTGTCAGATTTCCAACAAATGAGGATGCAGTTACAACTCCTGCCTGACCAACAGAAAATGCAGCACCAACTGCGATTTGTCCACCAGTTACATTTACTCCAAGTCTCGCAGTAATAACACCAACAGAGTCAATATTAGTTACGTCTTCATAGGTAAGTGTTCCTCCTATGGTAACATTACCAGAGAACTCTGCAGAAGTTGCTGTAATTGCGTTTACAGAAATGCTTGGAGATCCTGTGAGTCCTTGAGAAACTGTAGATATACCAGCAGTTTTAGCATATCCAGCACTAACAGCATCTGTAGCAATACCTGCTGTAGTTGCAAAAGTTGCTATGCCTGCTGTGGTTGCGAAAGTTGCAATACCTGCCGTAGTTGCGAAGGTAGCAATACCTGCTACAGAGGCATAATCAGATCCTCCTCCACCACCAGAGGCATCAGCACCAACAAATGTTTTAGTTGACGACTGATATTTTAAGAACTTACCATCAACTAGTGCTGTGTCTCTATCAACGTCATCAAGAAACTCAAGACGAACTTCACCTCCGCCACCTTGCATATTAACAAGGTTTTTAAGATACTCTAACTCTCTTCTAATCTTAAGTATTTCTGGGTCGCTTGTCTGTTCTTGAACTTCTTCCTTAGTTTTTAATTGTTCAAGAATCTTAAGAGCATGATCAATTGTATCATCTTCTTCGGGTTCTTCAATTACTTTCTGTTCCTCAACAATCTTTGATTTTCCAAGAGGTTCAGGTTTAATTACATCAATAACTTCAAACTTAGGTTCACCTTCCGCATTGTCAATTACAAGAGGTTCTTCGGTTTCTTCAATTTTAGTTTTTTCAGGTGTTTCTGTATATAACCATGTCTCTAGTGCCTTTGCTTGTTTCTCTATTTTTTTCTTTTTCTTTTTATCCTCTTTTAAAGATTTTTTTGTTTCAGCAAAAATAGAATCAATATCAATCTCACCAACAAGAGACCGGAACTCATCCTCTTTCTCTTGTTTCGCTTTACCTATAAGTGAGAAAAAATCACCTAAGTCTCCGCTCATTTTTTATCCTTTTCTTTCAATAATTTTGCTAATTCTGCAGTTGATCCAACAAACAAAGCATTATTAACCGTGGAGGGACCACGAACTTGTTTATCTTCTTCAACGTCTTTCAGTTTTTTCTGAAGGTCCATCAACTTATCTGTAGCGTCAGAAACACTTTTGATAAGTTGTCCTGCAACTTCATATGCACGGGGTTGATCAGACTCCTGTGCCAGTTCAAGAATACCGTTGATTGCTTCTTGACCTTTTTCAATTATAGAATATAAATTACCTCTGGTATATTCATAATCCTTTTTAATATCATCAACTTGAGCAGTGATTTTTTTTGGTTTGATGGGAGAAACCTCAGGGACAACCACTTCACCATCGACATTAAATGTTTCGTTTAAATCGTTAAAACTCATAACCCGTCAAATCCTCCAGTCAGAGTGCCGCTAAATCCAAAGTCATCACCTTCTTCAATCAGAGCATTATCTGAGGAGTCAATTACGAATACGCCATCACCCTTAAGGTGAGTGACTGCAGCAGTTTTATATTGACCTCTCAGAACAGATAGTTTGGTGCCATCGATTGATTTAATGTAGATGGTCTCACCATTTAGATCAACGTAAGTCTTCTCACTCAGACCGCTTGCACTATCAACGCTGATTGTCTTAGCAGTCTTAGTGACATCATCTGCCAGGTTGGTGATTGCATCACCTGTGTAGTTTTTGATTGCTCTTGGTTCGACAGAGTATGTAAGTGCTCTTGTGGTATTTGAAGAATCTGTGCCTGTAAGATAATTGACAGTTGCCTTCTTGATAATATCCTTCGTTGCGGAGGAAACAGGACCAAACAGGTATGTTTTAGCAGTAAATCTCAGAGTGTAAAGTAAGACTCTTCTTTTTGTAAAATCTCCTTCATAGTCATCTTCCATGGTAATATTTTCAAGAATCACGGGAACATCTTTCTTTTCTTGAATTGTTGACACTAGTTCAACTGTAAGGTTATATGCTGGTTGAAAGTATGGTAATATCTGTTCTACAATTTGAAGAGCATCATCATTTAACTTAGTCATGATTGCTAGTTCAAAATTCATGTTATAAGGAACTGGCATGAATGCCTTTTTAGTCTCTGTTCCGTCGTTAGGGTCTTTGACAGTAAACTGTTGAGTAGTCGTTACTTTTCTGGAAGGATCGTAAGTGAGTCCTGTAAACTCAAACGACATTCTTGGAAGAGTAATCGCCGTTGGTTTGTTGAGATCAGGCGACTGCTCAATTCTCGCTAAAAACTTTTGAGTAGGACCGTAGGCCAGAGGAACTTTTACAACAGAATTATCCTGCTGAATCGTTACGTTATTGAAGAGGGTTCCAAAGGATATGATTGTCCTCCTCAAAATTTCGTTATAAAAGTATCCAAACATGTTAAGACCTTATGACAATAAGTAGTCCGACTAACTATATTTAGGGAATACCGAATGGATTCTGTTCGGAGAAATCAAGAATATTATCTGCTTGAGTTTCAATCTCAAAATTATCAGCAAATGGATCATTGTCAGGTTCAGTATCAATTACCCTCAAGGCATGAGATGCACCAGATGTAGATCCTACAATATCTTCACCAATCGCAAATGTGCCACTTACACTTGCAACCTCAAGGATGTTTGTGGTTGAGTTATAAGTTCTTACTCTTGCTGTAGTTCCGCTAGTAGAACCTGTTACAACTTCATTAAAGATAAAGTCTCCAGTTGAGTCCATGTTGGGACTTCCAATAGTAATAGTTGGTGCTGTGCTATAACCAAGACCTGCATTTGTGATTCTAATTGCACTAATCGTTCCTGCAGCACTTACGACTGGAACCAATTCAGCAGACTCGGTAGAAACACCTGACAAGAATACTTCATTAGAAAGTGTAATAGTTGGTGCTGTAGTATAACCAGAACCACCACCACTTAGAGTAACAATTCCGACTACACCATCACCGATTCCAGAGGTTGCTGCTGCACCTGTGCCTCCCTTGCCACCATAGAACTTGATCTTAGGTGCAACGGTATATCCTGCACCTGGATTTATGATAGGAACAGTCTGAACAGACTGCAGTTTTGGATTTGCGTTGAGGTTGCATACGTTGATACCACCAATCATGGTAGCAGTTGCAATACCTGTTATACCTGTTGACGGAGCAGAGGATATTGCAACTGTCGGAATCTCTCCATACCCTCCTCCTCTATTTGTAATAGTAATAAATCTAACACCACCGGATGTAATGATTCCTGTGACAGCAGTAGCGGTAACACCAGTTCCAACCAGGGTCAAAGTATGAGTGACACCCTGAATAGTGCTAATACCATCATCAGTTTCACCATCTGACTCTTCACCAACTAAGTTATTATCAATCTCATCAATACCTGTTGCGATGACCTCATCTTCATAACGATAGAGCTCGCAGATGAGTTCATAAGTATAGAGATCTTGTAGTTGATAATATGGTTTAGCATATTCAATATCTTTAATCTCATAAAGACGATCATCAAGTGGGAACCAAATCAGGTCTCCGTTTTTTGGTCTTGTAGATAATTTGATATTTGATTGATCTTCAATCAGAGGTGTAATATAATTTTCATATCTCTCTCTAGAGATGACTAATCGTACCTCATCTCTTGATTCTATTCCAAATTTTGATAAGAGATTACCTGCACCAGAATATTGATCATAATTATCAACGTATGCTTCAAGAGGTAAGGCAAGATCAAACTTAGACTGAACCACCTCTCTTATTACAGATTTTTCTGTGACAAATTTTCTTGGGATGTAAAAAATTTCTACACCATAAGTTCTTAACTGCTCGT